TGAGGTTATTACCGGCTTGAAAGAGGCTTACGGCCCTTTTGCTGATGTTATGGACATTGACCGTATCGTTTCTGAGATTTATGACCCGCGTAATGACCCTATGGACTCTCGACGGTATTATTTCAACCAGCCGACCTCTAGCAAAGATGCTTTCTTGTCGGCACCCGAGTGGAACGCTTGTAGCAAGCCACAGGACGTCGGTAGAGGCGAGGAAATAACGTTAGGGTTTGACGGGTCCCGCAAGCGCTCTAAGGGCGTTACAGACGCTACAGCGCTTATTGGGTGTCGTGTGTCTGACGGGTATTTGTTCGAGATAAAGGTTTGGGAACAGCCTGACGGCCCCTCTGGCGAGGATTGGTCTGTGCCTGTGGCTGATGTGGACTATGAAGTTCGCAAAGCCTTTGAGATGTACAAGGTTTTGGGCATGTTTGCTGATCCCGCTAAATGGGAGTCTTACATAGCTCAGTGGGAGTCAGATTTTGGCAAGAACCTAAAGGTGAAATCTTCCCAGGCTCACCCTATTGAGTGGTGGATGACTGGTAACAGGTCTTATTTGGTTGTGAGGGCGATTGAGCAGTTTGCCAACGCCGTTTTGGACAAAGAGTTGTCTCATTCTGGCGGTTTAGTGCTTACTAGACATATTTTGAACGCTAGGCGTCGTGTCGGACGGTCTGGTGTGTCTATTGCTAAAGAAAATCCAGATTCAAGAAACAAGATAGATGCGGCAGTTGCCGCTGTATTGGCTTACCAGGCGAGGCTACAGGCGCTATCCAAAGGTGAAGCCACTAAAAACACATTCGTACCGCGTCGTATCCGTTAGGGGTTTATATGGCTACTCAGTTGAGCAAGAGCCAACAGGGTTTACTAAAGAGTTTGGCGAAACAGCAGGCCAAGTACAACATTTTGGAGCGTTATTATGATGGCGACGCCCCGTTGCCTGAGGGCGCTGAGGGTCAATCTCGTGCTTACCGTCGTTTTCAACGTAAATCTCGCCTAAATATGGCGCAGTTGTCGGTTGCGGCTGTTCGTGAGCGTATGATGGTTGGCGGTTTCCGTACTGGTGCTGATGACGACGAGAACGGTGACGCTGAAGCCCGTCGTTTGTGGAAAGCTAACAACCTTGACGTTGGTTCTGCCGATTTGCACACGAGCCTACTGAAGTTTGGCTGTGCATACGCCATTGTGGGCTATCCTGAGGGGTCAGAGTACCCTGTGGTCACTGTGGAGGACCCCAGGCAAGTTTACGCGTCTACAAGCCCCACAGACCCGCGTACAGTCATTGAGGCCGTAAAGGTCTTTTCAGAGTACGGCAAGCATTACGCCTATTTTTATTACGTTGACAGTGTTGAGGTTTTTTGTAAGCCTAACGACAAGAACGTTTATGACGCTGATGATTGGGAAATGCTTGAGGATGGCATTTTGGCTAACCCTTTGGGCGAGGTCCCCGTTGTCAAGTTCACTAATGCCGACGAAAAGGGCGAGTATGAGCCTTTCACGGACATTATTGACCGTATAAACCACATGATTTTGCAACGTATGGTTATTGCCACTACCCAGGCTTTCCGTCAACGTGTTCTGAAGGGTGATTTTCCCACACACGATCAAGACGGCAACGAGATTGACTACAGCGGTATTTTTGAGTCGTCGGCTGGGTCTTTGTGGATGATTCCGCAAGGCGCTGAGGTTGACGAGCTAGGGCAGGCTGACATAAACGGTATTTTGTTGGCTGTTCGCGCAGATATTCAAGACTTTGCGGCAGTAACTCGCACACCTATGCACTACCTGACACCTGAGGGCGCTAATGGTAGTGCTGAGGGTGCGGCTTTGGCTCGTGAGGGTCTTGTGTTCAAGACCGAGGACCGTATTGCTCGTGTGACACCTGGCTGGTCCAAGGTTATGTCACTTATGTTCAAGTGGCTGGGTGACGAGGTTCGCGCAAGCCTGCTAGACCTAGAGCCATTGTGGAAACCGGCAGAGCGTTACTCGTTGGCTGAGCGTGCAGACGCTAACTCGAAATTCCAGGATATTCCGTTTAGGTCTCGTATGTCTCTTATCGGTCAGTTCTCCCCTGCGGAAATTGACGAAATGGAGGTACAGCGTGCCGGTGAGACTTTGCTTACCGAGGCACTGCTGGGAGCGCCCACAGAGGCACCGGCTGAGCCTGGAGCTGAGCAAGTCGTGGACGTTTTTAGGGATATTGCTAACGGTGACGTTGTCGAGTTCGCCCAGGGTGTCGGACAGGTCGAGCATATTATGACCGGTGGCGTCCTCGGTATCGAGGGTAGCGAGTTTGCTATACAGGCCACACCTAATAACCCTGCTGTGCAGGTTCGCCGCTGGGAGCTTATCGGTGGCGAGTGGTCGCCTACCGCGGCAGTCTTTGGCGTACGCTACAGCGAGGTTACACGGTTAGACGGCCTCCCAGAGGCATAACGTGGCGACGCTCGCAGAGATACGCGACGGCTACAACCGGCTAAACACTCGGCTAGTCCGTGGTGCTGGCACGCTCGCCGGTAACGTGTTTCGACAGCTTGGCTCGTGGCGTGACGACGATATAAGCCGTTATATAAGTATTGTGGGCCCACAGATTGACGGGCTAAAACAGCAGGCCGCTAACCTCCAAGCCGTCTACTATCAAGAGGTCGCTAGGGCTAACGGTGAGTCTTTTACACCGGCGGCCACGCGATCGTCTGACTTGACGGACGAGGTGCTACGTAACGGCCCGAGTGCGCAAGAGGTGTACCGTCGCCCGTTCGTGGAGCTGTACACGGCTTTGTCGTCTAACGAGCTACTACGTACGGCTGTGCAACGTGGAGCGGCTAGAGCGTCGTCTATCGCTGAGACAGACATACAGCTCGCTAGCCGGCAGGCTGGTCTAAAGCAACGGCAGGGCAATAACAATATAGTCGGTTACCGGCGCGTCTTGACGGGCTCGGAAAACTGCGCTCTTTGCGCTATCGCGTCGACACAGCGCTACACGCGCAATAACCTAAAGCCAATTCACCCCGGTTGTGACTGTGGCGAGGAGCCTATTTACGGCGACTTTGACCCCGGCCAGGTTATCGACCAGGGCAGTCTAGACAGTATCCACGAGGCTTTACAGCAGCAGCTAGGCGTAACCGATTACCAGGCACGCGACGCCCAGATAGGCAAGCTTGTGCAATACGAGGATAACGTGCGCCTCGCAGACTTTACCGAGATTATCGCCACGCGAGAGCACGGCGAGTATGGGCCTACTTTGGCTTGGCGTGACCAAAACTTTACTGGTCCGAGTGATTTGCCGCCTGGGGTAATCTAGGCTTTTTAGATTTCCTAGCACTGTGCTGGGATAGCTCGAAACGAGCGCAACCGTAAACGAAACGTGGAGGTAAACAACCAATGTCTGAAAATACTGAGGTAACAGACACCGAGGACAACACTGAAGCTGAAACCACAGACCAAGAAACAACCGAAACGGTTGATTTAGAGTCTGAGGTTGAAAAGTGGAAAACCCTTAGTAAGAAAAATGAGCAAATGGCGAGAGCCAACAAGGATGCCGCTAAAGAGCTTGACCAGCTAAAGAAAAGTCAACTCTCTGATACTGAGCGCCTTATTGAGTCAACTAAAGACGAGACTCGATTGGCTGTCCGTATGGAGTTTGCTGAGAAATTAGTGGACGCTGAGCTAAAGTCTAATCTGACTGGGCGGGTCTTGGATGGCAACGCTTTGCTTGATTTCGACAAATCAAAGTTTGTTGACCATGACGCAAACATTGATTCTGATGCTATTCAGGCGTGGGTTGACGAGAACAGCACAAAGACAGATGCACCTAAACCCGACTTGGGACAGGGTGCTAGAGGTTCGCAAACAAGCTTGGCACAGATTCGTTCTCGTGACGAGCTAACAAACATGTCCCGTGATGATATTTTGAGCGCCCGTAAAGATGGGCGTTTGGATTCTTTGATGGGCAAAAACTAACAAGAAAGGTAGCTAAAAATGGCTATTGACAATTTCATTCCCGAAATCTGGGCGGCTGGGGTTACTCAGTCTTTTATTGCTAACCAGGTTGTAATTCCTACGCTTAACACCCAGTTCACTGGTGCTGTTACCCGTGGTAACCAGGTTCACGTTATCAACGCGACTACACCCACTATTGTGGACTATGCCGCCGCTGGTCGTAGCATTACCGCTGAGGCGCTTGCTGACACTGAAGTTCTTTTGAGCATTGACCAGGAAAAGGCATTTTCTGTAAACATTGACGACGTGGACGCTGTACAGGCATCCTCTGAGTTTGGCCCTTGGGTTGACTCTGCTGGTCGTGCGCTTGCTGAGGACGCTGAAAACTACTTGGTTGACCTTATGGTGACCGGCGCAACTAACGCCAACACTGGCTCTGTTGTAGTTGACACCGCTGACGAGGCAAAAACCGCTATCCGCGACATTCGTAAGGCTATGGCTAACGCCAAGGTCCCCGCGGCTGGTCGCTACGTTGTGGTCAACCCCGACATGTCCGACCTGCTCATTCAGGGTCTCGACGACGTTTCTGTTGCTGGTGATGACGCAGAATTGCGTAACGGTGTTATTGGACGCCTTTACGGGTTCACTGTGATCGAGAGCCCGTTGCTTGAGTCGGCTGGTACGCCTGCCGCTGTGGGATACCACCAGAACATGGTTGGATTCGTAAACCAGATTCAGTCTCTTGAGTCTTTGCGTAACCCCACCAAGTTCAGCGACATTGTTCGTGGACTTTCGGTGTACGGTGCGAAAATCCTGAAGGCTGACGCTGTTTACAAGTACGTTTCTGCCTAAATATAGGCACTTGTCTGGGGGGTGGCCTACGGGTCACCCTCTGGACATAAACGCCGCAAAAGTTTTGACGCTGGAAGGCATATAAATGGC